ATAATTCTATAAATTGAACTGTAGTTTCTAATATTAATATATCTGTTAATATTGCATCATTTTCTTCTAATGGAATAAATATACCATGTATCCCTATTAACCCTATTAATAATTGCACAAATAATGATATATATGCTGTGTTTAATATATTATTATTTTCTTTCATATAATAATATATATTTTATTTGGGTTCTACTGTTTCTATATCTTCGTTTTTTAACAGTTCATTATCATTGACATATTTTTCATATAATAAACTTGTCTCTTTATCTAAATTTTCTCTTATTTCTTGTTGTTTTAATAACAAACCATCCATATCTTTTATTGTCTCTTCTTCATTCTTTTCACTAAAATTTACTTCTTTTGGTAGTGGTTTTTTTAATAATTCATTATATTCTTCTTGTCTTTGTGTATAATCGTCATTAAATGAACTGCTTTTTGGTTCTAATTTATCACTTATTTTATCAAAAAATTTATCTTTATTCATTATTTCTTTTTCTCTTTCTTTTTTCTCTTTCTCATTATATTCTTTCATAAATATTAAATCCTTCTTTATATGTATTATGAATTCTTCGTTTATTGATTTTATGTCTGTATTTTTTAATTTTTTATTACTATACTTATCATAATAATACTCTACGACTTGTCTAAACCAATTTATTTTAAAATTCTCATCTAGATTATAAATATATTCATTTTTATTTATAATTTTCCATAATAATTCTTGATTCCTATTTGTTATAAACAATGTCATTATATATTAATTTTTCTTTTTTTTATATATTTTTTTCCTTGTTTTTCTTTTTTTTTCTTTTTTTCCTCCTTTTGTTTTTCTATTTCCTATTTTTTTATTATTTGGTGCATATAATAACATTCTTTTTTTTACATGTTGATTAAAGCTTTTTGGATTTAGTTTTTTTGGGTTCTTATCCATATCTTTTGTATAATAAGGTAGTACATCATTTCTTGTATATAATGATAATTGTCTTAACTCTTCATCTATTTTTGCTATTGGATTTGGATTTCCTATTATTTTATAATCTATTCTTCCTAGATATTTCTCTTCTGGTTCGGTACTGAATAACCCTAATGGTCTTGTTTTATCTGGTTTTGGATATACTCTCATTTCTACTCCATATACATCATCATTTAATGCTCTTCTTAAATCATCTATATTATAATTTACTGTTCCTTTATCATTTGACATTGTTTTATTTAAATTCTCAATAAATATATCTGGTAATTCAATACTTTCTGGCTTTTCTACAAATTCATTACTATCAAACGCTTTTAATACTTCACCTTTCTTTAATTTAGATTTTATTGTCGGGTTAGGATTTGACTTATCTGGTAACAATTTTTTTATATTTGATTTACGTATAATTTTTCCTTTTGTATTATCTAATTTATTTCCATCATCTTTATCATCAAATCTAACACGCTTTTCACCCCCTCCTCTAGTAGGAATCCTTAAATTTTCTAAAGCTGCTATTAATAATGCCTTCAAATTTAATAATAATCCACGAGCGTTTTCATTTAATTCATTTGGTAATTCTGTATTTATTATTAGTCTAGTTCTATCAATAATAGTATCTCTAAATATACTACCTCGTTCTTGAGGGTCATTTAATATTCTAAGTAAACTTTCTAGATAAAATTGTAATATAGGTTGTAATTCATTAGTCTGATCTAATCTATTAAATAGCTGACTATCAAATATAAGTCTTGTTCTCATTGTTATTGAATGCATTTCAAATCTAAATAAACTGTTAACGGTGCTTGTGTACCAATCCAATTCATCTACAGATTCTTCATCTGATTCACTATTTGATTCACTATCTGATTCATTATCATCGAATGTTAAATTTTGAAAATTTAAATTATATTCATCATCGTCATCATTATTATTATTATCACTTAAAGTATTTTTAGGAGGTAGTTTAACACGACCACCCCTCTTTTTATTTATTATTTTCCTTGTTTTATTGTTTTTTCTCATTATATATAATTAATATATAAAGAAATATGTTATAAAATATAATATGAGTTATACTAAAATATTAGATAATTTATATTTAGGTAATCAATATTCAACACAAATAATTAAAAATATAAATTTAATAATATCAATTGGATGTTGTTCTAATCATATTGATAAAAATATAGAAAATATAAAAATATCTATTAGAGATAAAATTACTTCGGATATTACACCTTTTATTGATAATGTTTGTGATTTAATAAAAGAGAAATTAGATAAAAATCAAAAAATATTAGTTCATTGTAAAGCAGGTGTAAATAGAAGTCCAGCATTTATTATAGCTTATTTAATTAAATATAATAATATGAATTTGGATGAAGCTAAAAATTATTTAATTTTATTGAGAAAAGTAAAGTTCAAAGAAAATTTTATGAATCAAATTGAAAATCATTTTTTGTAGAATTATTCATTAAAATATAGATTTCTATGTTTAAAAACTAAATCATCTGGTATTCTATTTTTTGTAAAATGATGTATTATAGTTCTCATTGATTTCTTTTTATTATTTATTTTTTCAGTTAACATTGTAATTATAAAATACAATGAATACATTCCACATTCTGTATTTGATTGTTGATGTTCAAAAGTATTATATATTTCTTTAAAAATTATTTTCTTTTTTAATCCTTGATTTTTTACTGTATTTATTAATTCTTTTATTTCATTTGGACAACTATCACCATTACTATCAAAATAAAATATCATTTTATTGTTAATATCTATAAATAATGATACCCAATGACTTCCACTTTCTCCTTGTTTGGATAGATTAAATACCACTCCCATTTTATTTATTCCATTATTTATATGATTCTCTAAATTAAAATTACATAATTCTTCCCATACACACTTATCTTTGTAGTTCATATCTGGACTATTAAAATTAATTGGAGTTGGTCCAAAAAATTTAAAATTTTTATGTATTTTTTCATATTGATTTATTACATCTAATATATCATAATTTGATAACCATTCATTTGGATTTTCTTTCCATTCCATTGGTTTATTTGGCGCATAAAATTCTTTCACTATTTCATCTCGTGTTTGTTTATTTTCTATCTCATTCAACCAACATAATTCTGTTTCGCATTTTGGTTTCAAACTAGTTAACTCTTTCCATATTTTATTTGGATTTCTATGAGTTATCCTTCTATTTGGATTCTTTTTATTATATGATTTTTTTATTTTTTGCATTACCGTTCCTGATAAACAACTTTTATCATTTATTTTTACATCTTCAGCATACGGACTACATCTTTTTTTTTTAATTGTTTTATTTAATTTCATATAAATTATAATAACATAATATTTTTTTCAATTTAAATCATCAAAAAAATTAGATATTTTTTTTGTATTCTCATTCATATTTGTAAATATTGTATCATCATCTTCTTTTTTATAATATTCATTTGAATTTATTGTTTTCTTTAATTCTATAAATTTTATAATATTCTTACTATAGTCTTTAAAACTTTTTATAATTTCATTATTATATTTATTTTCATTTCCATTTATTAAATCTCTTGTTATTTCTTGTATTTCACTCCTATGAATATTTAATACTTCATTTTCATATTTTATTTTTTCATATTCTTCATTTTTATTTTTCTTTAAATATTTCTTATAACTGGAATTATTTGACATTAATTTTATTGTTATATCATCCATTTCACTTAATTCATTATTTGACAAATCCATATATATTTATTATTTATTATTTATTTAAATTAATTAAATCAAATATTTCAATATATTATATATGGTTGCTTTAGCTAATACTATTGTTAAACCATACCTTAAGGGATTACATCTTGGTACATATACTTATTTATTCTCTCATATATTGGACCACACCATTAGTAAAGAAAATACTTTTGAATTAATTAAAAAAAATCCCATTCTTTTCAATCAAGGTACTACTAGTAATTTCTTAAATCTTATTGGTCTTACTCCTTTTTATTATATTTTTGTTGATAATTTTTTAATTATGGATAAAACTATGTATATACAACCATTTAAAATTTTTAACATTTTACTTTTACATAATTTTTTATTTTATTTTTCTCATCTTTCATTTCATATTTTTAAACCTTTAAGATTTATTCATCACTTCCATCATAAATTTAATAAACCTATCCCTTCTAATGGTAATGCTGTTTCTATTGCTGAATATAATATTGCATATGTCCTTCCTTTTTTGATTGGTGCTTTTATATTTAAACCTAATGATTTATCATTTAGAATAACTATTGCTATTATTGGATTTTTAAATTCTTTAATACATTGTATCCCCCTATATAATTTAAATATTGGTAAAATATTTATTACTCCTGGACATCATATTGACCATCACGAAACTAGAGATTCTAAGTACGCTGCTCCTTTATTTAATATTGATTATTTTTTCTCCTCCTTTAAAAAATATATAAAAAATTAAATAATTTATTTTGTATATATATAAATGGTTTTAGTTTTCAATATAGTTGGAAGAAGAGATTATAAAGGTCATGGTGTTTCTCCTCAACAAACTCTTACTGGATTTAATACTAGTGAAGATGCTACTACTAGAACAATTCTTAGAGATAGTTGGAATAATACCGCCGTTAAAGATAAAATTGGTAATTATGGTAGAATTATTACTCCTTTTCGTGGTGCTTATAATTTAGGAGATTTCTTATCTCGTAAAAATTATAAATGTGGTACTCGTGGTGGTGCTTGTGATAATACTCAAATTGTAGGTGCTTCTGGTAATGTTAAATTTGTTCCTGATAGTTCTTTATACACTAGATTTAAAAGGCAAACTGCTATGACTAAAAATTATAACGATATTGCCAATTAAATTATTATATATTCATTATTATATAATAATGCTTTTTACTTTTACCAATAAAAATGGTCAAGTCATTCCTAAAAATATTAATAACTCTATCTCTTCCGGTGTTCACACTATGCCTATGAAAGATAATTCTTCTGATAATTCTAATTCTTTCTCTTTAAATAGACATAAATATATGGAATCTTTTCACACTAATAATGAAAACATTAAATTACAAAAAAAATTCTTTGGTAATAAAGATTCATCTTCTCATATTCATGATAAAAAATTTAAAACCATTGGTAATTCTTCTTTAAATGCTACTGGTGGTAATATCTCTTTTGTTTCTAATTTTAATAATAATACTATTAATTCTTCTTTAAATCGTGTTAGAGCCGGAGGTTCTGTTGTCCCTAAAAAATTTTCTATGAAAAAATAATTTTTATCTAATTCATATATATAATGTATAATTATTTAGCTGAATTCTTTGGTACTGCACTTCTCGTTTATGTTATTTTAGCTAGTGGACAACCTCTTTTCATTGGTCTTTGCTATGCTGTACTTATTTTATTAACTTCTTCTATCTCTGGTGGACATATTAATCCTGCCGTCAGTGTTGTTATGGCTTCTATTAATCAACTCCCTATGTCTGATCTTATCCCTTATATTTTAAGTCAAGTTTTCGGTGGTTTTGCCGCTGTTGAAGTTTACAAACGATATAAACTTTAAATATCGTTCTTTTTTTTATCCTAATTTATAATTTATTTATATATGTTCAAATTTATTGCTGGTAATCATTTTAACCACGCTATCCATTTGGGCAACAAATTAATTAATAATAATAAATTCCCTATTATTAATTTTGCTGTTGAAAATACTCTACAATCTAAATCTGTTTTTAATGAATATAATAATCTAATTCAACATTTACCTGATAAATTCTCTATTGCTATTAAATTATCTTCTTTTAATTTTGACCATAATTATTTTATCCCTATCATTGAAACTTGTAAAGACAAAAATATTAAAGTTTTTATTGATGCTGAAAATAATCACTCTTATCAGAAATATAATGATATCTCTACTCAATTACTCTCTTATAATGAAAATATACCTTTTGTTCATAAAACTTATCAAATGTATAGAAGAGATTCTTTATTATCTTTACACAATGATATTAATTTCTGTCATAAAAATAATTGTTCTTTCGGTGCTAAACTTGTTAGAGGTGCTTATTGGAACTCTGAAAAAAATTTACCTCATATTTTTAATTATAAAAATGATACTGATTTCTCTTTTAATTCTGCTATTTATAACATTTCTATGAATCATTATAATCTTATTAATCCTAGTATCGTTTTAGCTACTCATAATACTTTCTCTTCTCAACTTGGTCTATTTTTTAATAAAACTACTAAACATTCTTTTGATTTTGCTCATTTACAAGGTATGAATGATAAATATTATCAAGATTTTACTACTCATTCTAATGTCTATGTTTATATTCCTTATGGACCTTATCATAAAATGCTCCCTTATCTAACTAGAAGATTGTATGAAAATCTTGATATCTTTAAATCTCTCAAATTTTAATAATATTTTTATATCTTTTTTATTTTATTTTCTATATAACCTATTATTGTACCTGTTATACCTCCTAATATTAGTCCTGGTGTTATATCTATCCCTCTTAATTTATAAAATTTATATTCATAATTCCTCGCTTCTAATAACATATAATTATTATTTCCGTCTATATAATTTAATATTCCTTTTACTATTGTATAATACGTTAAACCTCCTATTACTATACCACCTGTTGTCCAATATTTTATTTGCATATTATTTTATCTTTCTTTTTATCTTTATGTTTTTTTATTTTTATTATATATATGCCTCCTATTCCTGTTGATGATAAATTATATGATAAAATTAAACTACAAGTTTATAAAGATATTCCTAAGCACAGTGCCTACAGAAGTGGTATAGTCGTTTCTAAATATAAATCTGCTTTTCAAAAAAAATACGGCCCTAATCGTTCCCCTTATCACGGTAATAAAAATAATTCTAAGGGTTTAGGAAGATGGTTCAAAGAAGAATGGGTTAATCAAAGAGGTGAAACTGGCTATAAATTTAAAAATGACATTTATAGACCTAAAAAAAGAATTAATAAAAAAACACCTCTTACACACGATGAATTATCTAACAAAGAAGTTAAACGTGCTAGAACCGAAAAATACAATAAAGGTAGAGTTTTCCGTTTCAAAAATACTCGTAAAAATACTGGTGGTAAAATTAATAAAACTAGAAAAAATATTAATATTCTACCACCTTTGAGAAAAGTTGATGATAAAAACAAAAAATATAAATATAAAATTAATAATTCTACTCTCAAAAGAAAATTAGCTATTAATGAAGGTGTCCGTTCTGAAGCTGATAAAATGAACATCCCTCTCAAAGATGCTGCTATCAAAAAAAAAGGACGTTTTAATATTCTTAGAATTTATAGAAAAAATAACTTCCCTCAACAGTGCAAAGTTATTACTAAGGATATGAAATATATTGACCAAAAATATGGTTTAAATAAAACCACTGATATCTGTTAATATTTATTTCCAACGCAAATATTTCTCAAATATGTTTATAAAATTATATATACTTTTCTCTTCTTCTTCTTTTGTTCCTAGATGTAAATTTAATTCTGCTATGTCCATATTTACTATCTTCTCATTCACCAATCCATCCATTATTTTTCTTATTGGTTCTATTAATAGTCCTTCTTTTACTTTTGTTCCTGTACAAGGCATTAATTCTGGATCTATTGAATCTACATCAAATGATATATGTAATGGATCTCTATTTATGAAATTTTTTATTCTTTTTAAACATTCTTCTGGATTTTTATTTACTTCTGAACATTTTATATACTTTATATTGTATTTCTCTATTACTTGTTTCTCATAACTATCTATTTCTCTTATTCCTACATATAATATATTTTTAAATTGCAATCTTGGTATTTGAAATTTGAATTTTCTGTTATCCAATTTTGTTAAAAAACCTAATGGCATTCCATGATAATTAC